GCCATACTTTTATGCTTTTGTACTAGCTTTTGTTTTTTGTGACCAAATAATGCTACCAAAAGTCTTGGAATTGTTAAACAAAACCATAATATTAATTCTAGCCACCAACCGATAAACACCCAATAGAATATACTGTGATGTTTATTCTTTAACTTAGTGTCTGTTACCATCTGTACATTAACTTTATCACTTTTGCATCTTGGACAAATCATAATATCTCCTCCCTTATAAGAAAAGTATATTACAAAAAACAACATAATGCAACAAAAATATTTCGACAAAATTCGACATTACCAAAATGCTTTTCCAAAATCCGCTTCTTTTTGTTCTTGTGTTCTCATATCTGGTAATGCATAAATCTTCTTTAATTTTTTATATCTTGTTCTTTCCTCTTTGTCTTTTATTTTTCCTAAATCGATTGCTCTATATCCCATAATCTCTACTATTTTATTATCTTGTTTTAGTCCTTCAAACATTGCTTTAAATTTCCACCAATGAAGATATTTTATAGAATTAAGGTCTATATTATATTGATCTTTGAATGCACTATATATTAATTCATCATCAAATTCATAGCTATAAATTTGTTTTGCTTCACTTGTTTCTTTTTGACTAGTCTTTATTTCTTTTCCACATCTATAAAACCATAGCATATCTTCAATAGCTTTACCAATGTCGTTAGGTACTTCATAATAATATAAATTTAAAGCCATAGGGATTTTTTCATTATCATTTATTCTGTTGTCTTGCATTAATAGTTCAAACTTAATGCTTTCTCTAAAATCACTTCTTATTTTTAGCCCAGTTGGAGTATAAGTTGGAAGTTTATCCAATAATAACATTATCTTCTTCCTTTTCTTCTTTGTTCTCTATTTGGAGCATATCTATTATAAATACTTTGTAATTCAGATTGTTTACTATTCTTTTCATCGACTATGTCTTGAAATACTTTTATATGATCTAAAAGGTCTTTTTTACCTTTGAATATTTTTTCTGATAATCCTTCTCCAAATACACTATCAATAAAACTTTCTACTACTTCACATTCTTTTCTTAATGCTTCTGAATATGTTATTTTTGTATTTTTATTTTCTTCACTTTTTTCTACTACTTTTTGAGCTTCTTTCTCAAACTTTTCTACATTGTCTGCATCTAAGAAATTAAAATCAATTTCAATATTTTTTATTTTCATAAATTCCTCCAATAAAAGAAAGGCAGGCATGTTGCCCACCTATTATAAACTTGCTGTAAATGTGGCTGTTATTCCATCAGCACTTACTGTGGCTGTACCTTCTTGTATATCTCCATCTGCATGAAATGTTCCTGAATAAGTATAAGCATCTGTTGAATCTCCATCTGCATCTGGTATAACACTATAATTTCTTAATCTAGCTTCATTGTTTTTTAAGTTTACTGTTAAGATTTGCACTGTTTCACCAACTAATTCTTTATCATGAATATCTGCTAACTTTTCATGTATTGCATTGTCAACTATTCTATCAAAGTTATATGCTATTTCTGTTGAATATCCAGTAACTGTACTTCTTTCTGTTTTTTCATCTATGTATCTTCTATCGTAAGTACTTGAATTTAAAGACTTACCACCTTCTGTAAACCCTTGCATTCTTGTATATACTGGTTCTGCTACTGTTCCAGTATTCATAAAATTTACTATATCGGCTCTGTTATATATTGTTAATGCATTTGCCATTATAATTTCCTCCTTATAAAAAAATAAAACTATCTGTTAAGATAGTTCGTAATATGTGAAATTCATTTGAATAATATAAATTGCTGTTATTTCAGTTTTTTGTAAAATGTAACTTGGACTTGTACATTCGATTTTAAAAGCTCCATCTATATCAGGAAAAGTTCTATTTCTGTTTTGTGTTTCTATCCATTGAATAAAATCTTCACCAAACTTTGAATTTGCTAGGTTGGTAACCACTCTACTAGATAAAGGAGCTGTAACAGTAAAATCAAATGTTATTTGCTTCTTTCCTCCAAAACCATCAACAAATCTTTGTATCACTGGTTGAGTAGGTGTTCTATCTATAGAATATGAATAAACCTCATCTTTTAAATAGTCTACATTTATTTTATCTCCATCTAACAACGGACATGTTTCTATATATTCTTTTATTAACTGCATTTTTGATTTAACCATTGCTTCCACTCCTTTTTATAAAGTTTTCAATATCTTTCACTATGTCTTTTTTTCTGTCATTCATCATTCTTTTATCCCATTCTGCACCTCTTTTAGGCGCTCCTTGATATTTTAAAGGCTGATTGCTTATTGTTCTTTTAACTCCTTTTGGTTTAGATGCTCCAACAGCTTTTTTGCCTTTATACATATAATGTGCATAAGGTGAAGTGTACTTTATAGAATGATTATTTGGATATGTTTTAGTGTTCTTTAAAGTTCCTGTATCCATAGGTATATACGAATCTGAAAACCTATCAACTTCATCTCTTAAGAATTTAGTTACTCTTCCATCATTATCTAATCCGATGGTCTTTTATAATCTTATTAACACTATTCATTTTGACTTTGACATTAAAGTTCATTATTCACTTACTCCTATTTTGTAGTGTTGCAGTTTTCCTTTACGGTTATCATCAACACTTAATACTCTAAACACCTGATGATTTTTGATCAATGTTCTTTCATCAAATTCATCATTTATTAATCCTTCTACTATATAATCTCCAACCGAAACATCTATAGTATCAAAAGTAGGTATTGTTATTGAGCCTGTACTTCCTTTTTCAATGCCGTTTGTCTATTGCATTAGACTTTTTATTATGTCTAAAATAAACTCTGTCAAAATGTATTGTCGTTACATCTTCGTCGTTTTTAAAATGATATACTGTGATTTTGTGTATAAAAAAATTACTCATTTAACACACCCCACAATACAATAATGGATTGCCATCTTCGCCAATTACATTCCATAAATATTGTTTCAAAGTTTCATGCATTTTTTCTGCATAATCTTTTTTTATTTCTTCTGGTGTTGAGTATGTTTCTGACCAACCTTCTATATTTTGTGATTTCAAATTACCAATTTCACTTATTTTTGTTTCTTGTTCATTTATTAAATTAACAATTAAGCAAGTAACATATTTTACTTGCTCTGGAATATTGTTGCCAATTCTTCCAAAAGTCTTATAGTTAATATAGTTACTTGCTTCTATTACTAAATTGTCGAAATTGTCAGGTATACTTTCAGCACCTAACAATTCTATAAATTCTTCCTCTGTTATGTATTTAAGCATACCTTACTCCTCCAATACTATTTTACAACTACTGCTTTTTTATTTGTAACAGCTGTACCATAAACCATTCTTCCTTCTAATTTAGAAGCTCCTACATGAGCGCCATCTTTGATGTCTACAACTCTAGGATTGATTGTAAATTCATCAACGGCTGCACACCATGCTGGAGCAAATACTATATATTCAACATCTGTTGCACTTGAACCAGAACCTAATTTTCCTAATTCTTCTGTTACAACATCGCATCCATTTATTCTTCCAACTATTCCTTCTTGTTTTTGTTTATCTCCTAATTGTCCACAAGAGTCAGAATATTTATTATCTGTTAATAATAAAACTTCTGTATCATAGCTAATTGCTACTTTAATATCTTTTGATTTAACACCTAATTTTTTAACTTGTGCAATATCATCTAAGATATTTTTATAAATAGTAGACCCTGTTGAAGCTGTACCAGCTGATTTAGAAGCAGTAAAGTTATTTGTAGTTTTTAGTGTGGCTATTGTATCTGCCTCTAATTGAGCAGCTAAACCATATGCTCCAGACTCTAATCTTTGAGCTACTAGATTGTCTGGGACTGCTTCTGCTTCATATCCATCAATCAACTCATTTATAACTTTATTTTTATTGATTGGTAAATCAAAATATGTTGTAGCAGATGTTGCTAAACTTGCTCCAGATACTACATCATAATCAACTACGCTTACATCTCCTCTTACAGGTATTTTAACTGCTCCTGCTTTTGGGCTTCCTTCATATTCCTTACTAAATAAATTTCTGATTAATAAATCAGGTCTCATTAATGCAACAACTGCGTTTGCATATCTTTCTTGTCTTTCATGTGTACCATTTGTTGGTGTTACTGTATTTGCCATAATTAATTCCTTCTTTCTTTTATATTTTTATATTTGGATGTTTTTGTGCTAAAATGCCTAAAACTCCATCGTTATTATTTGAGCTTAAAGTCTTTACTGGTGCACCAGTCGCTTTTTGCTCTGTTTTAAGTTCTTCACCCTTTAAATATTTAGGGTTATCTTGTAAGAACTTAGCTAAATTCTCGTCAAACTCACCTTCCATTTGGCTTACTTCAAAAGAAATAAACTTAACAAACTCCTTATCTACTCCTGCTTCTAAAATTGCATTTGTATTTTTTAGAGTGTTAAGCTCGTTAACTACTTTTTGATATTCTGCTTCCTTTTCGGCTTGTTTTTCTTCTGCTGTTTTTTGACTTTCTTCCCAAGCTTTGTATTTTGCTAAATCAATACCTTCATATTTTTTCTCTAGCTTTTGTTTTTCTTTTTTTAGCATTGAATTAACTTGTTCTTGAGTAAATTCTTTAACAGCTTCCTCAGTTTTGTTTGTAGACTGAGTATCTACTTTACCTGTTTCTTCAACATTTGTGTTTTCTACAGTTTCTTTGTTTTCTTCCATAATTAACCTCCGTTTTAAGTCATTAGAGTTGACTGATTTCCTTTGTTATTCTTTTGCGCCTTCAACAAAGTAAAAAGGCAATAAAAAAAGACTAGATTACTAGCCTTGTATTATCTTTTCTAAATCCTGTCTCATTTAAGAACCTATTTAATTGTCCGTTATTCGCTTTTAGATTTAACTGCAACTGTTTTAGTTCTGTTTGTACTTTTTCTATGTCTAAATCCTTATTATTACTTGTTAATATTCCTTGTAGTCCCGCAATATCTTTTTTGTTTTGCCTTATATTTCTTTCAAGTTTTCTTTGTATTTGACTTGCATCATATTTGTTTATTTTTTTGCCGTTATATTCTACTGTTTCACTTTTTAACAATGTTAATTCTTTATTAGTATAAGTTTTTGCACTTCCTTTATAGTATGGAAAAAAGGTATGTCTACAGTTCACTCCACATAAACCTGTAACACTTCCATATTCACAAGCATCTTCTAAAGTTTTATATCCTTTTGTTTCACCTCTTAAACTATATACTTTACCTTGCCATTCTGCATGTTCTGGTCTTGCCCCACTATGTGCCGATACTTCTACTAAATCCCATCCGCATTTCTTCTGCTCTTAATTCTTGTAATTTTCCACTTGTTTGATTTACAGATGTTAATATATTCATTCTTACAGCACTTTCGATGCTTCTATGTTGCCCTGATGGATATTCTATATAAGTACCTTGCTTAGATATTTCCTTAATTGTATCCACAATTGATTGAGAATAACTTTTAACTCCTGTACTAACTTCCATATATGCTTTATTCATAGCATTTAAGAATTGATTTTGAGAAGTCATTGCCGTTGTCATTGTTAAGTTTTTTAAATTATTGTGTGTTTTTCTTGCTGTTGCACCTAATAGCTGTATCATTGATTCGTTTAATCCTTTAGGATTTAACCTTGCTATTTTATATATGGTATCATCTCTTTTTAATGACTTAATACCAGCTTCTTTGAATATTTCTTCTATTTGGCTAATATTAGCTTCATTATATTTTGCGACCATTTCGATGATATCTTGATATAAAACACCCATTTCTTGAAGTATTATTACGTCATTATGTACTACTGTATTTGCATAACCTACGTTTGCTATTCTTTCTGCTATTTCTTGTATTATTTCAAATTCTAAATCACCATATAATTTACTAGCCTGTTTTTCTAGTATATTAAAATCTTGAGAAGTTAACATTTATCTCACTCCTCTGTTGTATTAAATCCAAAAGCTTCTTGATTGCTCATCTTTTCATCTTGTATCTTTTGAAGTTCTTCTTCAGCTTCTTGTTCACTCATACCTTTTATATTCATTAAGTATGATTTTTTACTTCTTAAATCTTGAGTTACTTCTTGCATTGCTCTTATTTGTTCTGTGTTTTTATCTTCTATTATTGAATCGTCTGGAATAATAGTTATTTTATTTGTTTTTATTCCTTCCATTTCACATATTACTTTAATTAAGTCATATAGAACATCATTTACTATAATATCGTAATGTGTTTTTGTTCTAAAAGCTTCTGCGTTTTCACTCATTACTTCTGTTGCGGTTCTTAATCCATTGCCATCAAATTTATAAAAACTATTTCCTAAACCTATATTAGCACTCAACCAATTCAATTCAGCATTTATTGAGTCTATATGTTCCTGTGCTCTTAATGAAAAGTCTACATCTTTGACTGGTTGTCCTTCCATTCCATTTATTCCCACATAGGCTTCATCATTACTATCAAAATATTGTACAAGTCTTACATTTCCGCTTTCATCTGCTTGCATTGTTCCTTTCATGGCTGTTGGATCTACTAATATTCTTTTCTTGCCTAACTTAAATTCACGATAAAAGCTATCGTATTTCATGTCTAATGCTTTAAATCTATCAATGCTATTAGCAAGAACACTTAACCCCATTGGTGTTTCCATGTCAAAATTGTTTGCTAAATTAGGCTTAAATATTTGAAACCTTGGTGTACTTGTTTCTATTTCTTCTAAAACTTCTACATTAGGAAATTTTTCTTCAAAGCTAATTTCTTTACCTAGTTCTGTTTCAATATTTGACTTATATAATTCATTTAATCTTCTATATATTCCATCTTTGTATTCATGATACGTAATATGTGTATAGTAAATTTTCTTTTTTCTTATTGTTTCTATAAATCTACTTACTGTTATTAATCCTTGTATATATCCGTTCGTATATAAATAAGGAATTACGACTGTGCCATCTAAATAATCTATGATTGTTCTATCATTGCTGTCTTTATATTCAATTAATACACCTGTTCCTATCGCTAATGCTTTTTCCAAAAAAATAGGAAAGTTTACAGTAAATGAATTTTCTTTACTATCTAAAACTTCCCATAATCTCTCTGTAGCTTTTTTATTACTCAATTCAATTCTTGTTTTTTCTGTCCATAACAATTTAGAGATGTCTTCGCATATCTTTTTTGGCATATTCATTGTAAGTCTTTCTTTCTTACAATCTTTGCCGTTTACTCTTTCAGTATAATAGTGAAAATCATTCACACTTCCTCTGTACCAACTTTTCCATATTTGTTGAAAATCATAAATATTTCCTACAACTAAGTTTATATTCTTTTTACTTAATGTTTCTGCTATATTATTGTATAATTCCATTTTTCCCTCCTATTGTTTCAATCCTAACTTTTGTAAGTTATCTTTAATCCAATATTGAAAACTATCTATTGAGTGGTCGCAATATGAATAAGCATAATCGTTTGTATAAGAATTAAAGTATTGTTCACCTTTAAATTCTTGTTCTGTTTTATCTGGTATTGGTTTTCCTTTTTCTATGCTTCCTTGTAACCACTTATAATTTAAAAACTCTTTTGTAAATATCTTTGTGTTATTGTTTCTTATTATTTTGAATTTCTTTTTGCTTAAAAAGTCTTGACTGTATTCAATTAATTGCTCTTTGTTTGTTCCTTTATCCACTGGATGCAATCTTCTACCATAGTCCTTAAAATATTGATTTCTTAATGCCCCTTCTGCTGAGTCTATTGTTTCTTTGTCTGTTATTGATTTCCATTTTTTATTCATAGCTATTTCAAAATTAAAAATATCTTTACTTAATTCGCTTGGAGCTTTCTTATTCGGTTTCTCGTTCGGACTGTAATAATAACAATCTAACAAATACCAATTACCGTCTGTTGCATATCCAAAACAATTACATGAAGTAGCAGATGTCTGGTGTCCACTGTCTATAGCAAAATCTAAATAAAGGATTTGTATTTTGTTGTCTTTTAAATATTCTTCCTCTACATACGATAAAAGGTCAGGGTTATATATAAGTCCTTCTAAACCTATAACCTGACCTAACCATATCCAATTGTATCTTTTTTCATCATTTAACCTTAGTTTTTCTGCTTCTTCTATTGCCTTTTTTCCTATCCATTCTTCTGGTACACTTCTATAATCTGTATGGGATATTAAATAATCTTTATCATCTATTCTTTTATCTTTCCATTGATTTACCCAGTCATATTTATTTTTAGGTGGATTGTAACTATATAATGCCATAAACCAATCATTATTTCCTCTAGTAAAAGTTGCTTTTATTTGGTCTATTGTATCTTCATCTTTAAATCCTGTTAATTCTTCAAACCATACTATTTTAATTAATTTGTTTTCATCTATCATTCCTTTTACTGCTTCATAATCATCTCCACCAGCAAAATAAATCGTATTACCATTATTAAACTTTATTTCCATTGGAGCTACTGTTGTTTTATAATCTATTCCTTCTATTAACCCTAATCTTTTACAAGCTCTTTTTAACTCTTTAAATACACTATTTCTTAATTCTGTTTTATGACTTCTTAATGCTACTGCTGAACAGTTTTCATTTGCCAAACAATTATATACAACCTTAATAGCAATCATTGATGTTTTAGTTGAATTTCTTCCACCCTCATATATTTGATTTGTTTTTTTTGATTTGAATGTATTCCAAAAATGGGGTGCTATTATTTCTTTAATCCTTATTTGGTTCATCATCAACCTCATCTGTATCATCTATTATTTGTATTCTTTGAACATTATTGTTAGTCTCTATTTGGTCTTTTTGTCCTAAATATTGTTTTCCTAGCCATATTCCCATTGTTGCATTTTTTTCTGCTAATTTCCACTGCATTCTTCTTAAACTTGCTTTTCCACCTTGCCTTTTTTCTTTAAAAACTTCGGAAAAGTTACATCCATATATATCATTACACCAACTGTTTAATGTTTTATCTGTAATATCTAAGACTGATAATATTTCTTCCTGTGTGCATTGAATAGCACATAAAGTTTCAAATTGTTTTTTATCAATATTATCTTGTTTAGGTTTAATTTGTCCCTTCGCCATTCAATCTCCTCTTTTCATTAAAACATTTCTTTTCATCTTTACAGGTTTTACATTTATTAGTCATGCATCTTTCATAGTTATCGCATTTTACTGTGTTATCTAATCTTTTAGTAATTTTGCATAAATCTCTATCGTTATGTCTATTATTACAACTTACACATAACTTTTCTGCATAGTATTCAAATGTGTTTTTACTTCTTAATATTTCTTCTATTGTATTCATTGGCTCTTCCTCCAATATATTATTTATATACACACTATACAAAAACACAATGGTTGTTTACTAGCTTAATTACTTCTAGCTTTAATAGACAATTCCGAAGACTTCATATAACTACTTACTATTATTTTGTTATATGCAAACCTTAACTCCGCTCTTCTTTTTATGTGTTTCTGTATACTATTTATATTAGGACTTACTAGGCTAGTCCTTGTCTTCTATTCTTCAATTTTCTTTATAAAAGGAGTGTATAATCTAAATTACTATTTATATATTAACTTTACCTAGTATTAGTTAATTGCAATAATAAAAAGAGCATATACAAAAAGGGGCTTTGTATTTACTCTTTATCTCTACTTACTTTTCTCTCGATTATATATATAACATATTTTTAATTCGTGATTCAACCTTTTTTTTCTCTTTTTAACTTGTCAAATTCATCTAATGCCTTATCTCTTAATTTGTATGTATATTTGACTTCGTTATGTAACACTTCTTTTGCTATATATTTTATACTATCTCCTAATATGTAATGATGATATAGTAATAGTCCATATTTAGGTTCTAGTTGATTTAATTCATCTTTTAATTTATTTTCCATTTCTATTGCTTTGTTTTCTATATCTTCTTTTAATTCTTTAATTTGGTCTAACAGTCTAACCAAACTCTCTGCTTCGTTATCCTCTACTGCTCTGCTTCCTTTTGGCATATCTGACAATATAGCACTTAATTTATTTATTGTTTTTATTTGTTCTTCTAAAAACTTTATTCTAGCTCTTGTCCAACGTTGACTTATATTAAAATTTATCAATTCTTTCCTTGTCATTCGCTCCTCCTAATCATCTAATTTTTCATCTATAAGTAATAATATATCCTCTATTTCTTCTTTGTCTTCTTCATTTTCTAGTACAATATATAATGTTTCAAATCTTTTCTTTATTGCTCTTACTATATTTTTTGTTTTTTTAGTCATTTGTATAATCCTCCTAATCTTTATCTTTAAAGCTCATATATACTGCTACTACAATTGCTATTCCTATACTTCCTATAAATATTGCTAATCCTATATCTAATATATACATCTTCCTTTACCTCTCTTTCAAATCATTTTCTAGGATTTCTAACAATTTCATCCATTCTTCTTTGTCACAATCCCAACCGTATGGTCTGTCATATCCTTTATCTTCTTGCCATTTTATATCTCTTATCATTACTTTTTTATCTTTTTCTGATAATAAGTGTAGATTATTGGCTATAAATTCACAAGTCCATTGTACTATATATGTTTGTCTTCCTAATGCATATCTTTCGGCACTTAATAACATTGCACTTAAATCTTCTTTTTTTCCATTTACTTTAATTTGCATTATTATTTCTCCTTTATCTTTTTATCTAATTGTTTTGCCCATTTTAGTATTTCGTTATATTTTCTTGCTAGATATTTTACATCTTCTCCACAACTAGAATTTTCTATATAAATATCTTTAATTTCTTCTATACTTTGTATATCTATTTCTTCTTGTTCTTCTATTATTTTAAAGTAACAATTCAGACTTACTAAATAACTTGAATCAAATGTACCTTCTACCCAATTTAATCTTCCATTTTTATATTCTATTATTGCTATCACTTTATCTAATACAGTTAAATCATGTACTTCTATTTGTGTATTTTCTTTTATTTTTCCATCTGATATTTCTTTTATTAATTCATAACCTTTCATTCTTTTATATCCTCCTTATCTAATAAATTCTTCTGGTATAACTCCATACACTTTATATCTCTTTTTAGTTCTTTTTTCTCCTAACATTCTATACTCTTCTAGTTCTAATTCTATTTTTACATCAAAATTATCTACTATGTTGTTTATGGATTTTTCTACTTTTAACAATTGCTTTTTTAATTCTTCTTTATCCATACTACTTATCCTCCTCTACTTTATTTGCATATTGCTCTATTAATTGTTCTTTTGTAAAAATATTTACTCTATAAGGTATTAAGCCTATATGCATTAAATCTTCTGCCGTTAAATCTATTATTTTGTCTTTCTTTTCTAGTTCAGATAATACAACTTCTATTGCTTTAGAATATCTAGCACTAATATATTTTTCATCTATTTCTTTTTTATGTTTTAATAATTGTTCTTTTGCTTCTTCTATATCCATATTATTTTTCACTCTCCTCTACTTTATTTGTGAATTTATTAATAACATATTGTTTGTCTATTTTTCTATTATCTATTCTGTTGTCCATATACCAATCTGCTAATTCTTCTGCCATTAAATTTATTATTTTTACAAGTTTTTTATAATACTTTAATTCAACAACATCTAAATCTAAGTCTTTATCATTTTTAATTTTATAATAATATATATGATTCATTAAATCATCTGCTGTTTCTTTACCTTCCATAAATCTTTTATGTCTTGCTTCAATTTCATCATATCCTATTGCTTTTTTTAATTCGTTTATTGTATTTTCATCAACATCTAAACTAAATTCTTCGCTCATATTATTCTCCTTCTTCATATCCTATTAGTTTATATTTTGGCTTCATTTCTTTTTTAGTTCTGCCATTTCCTTTACATATATCACATTCTATATATCCTTGGAAATGATATCCACCCATATCATAATTTTCATCTTCTTTATATACTTGTCCTCTTCCTTCACATTTTGGACAAATGTAAGGATATTCTTCTAATATTTGATTTATTAAATCTCCAATAGTCATATTTTTATCATATTTTGTTAAATCTGATATCTTTATCATATTATTCTCCTTCTTCTAAAAGTTCTTCTAATACTGTTCTCATAGCTCCATGTTGAAAGTACAAATATTTTTATCTTGTAAACTTCTTTTTTCATCAATTAAGATACTGTTATATTCTTCATAAATATGTTTTAATTTTTCTTTTAATTTATTTTTCCATTTATCTCTTTCATCGTATACACCTTTTATATATACTACATCTAAATCTTTACCCATTTGTTTTTTCAGCTTTTTATATTCTTGTATTAAATTTTCTAAAGCTTCAATATCATCTTCTCCAACTGTTATACTTATATTTCTTCTATATTTTCTTTGTGTTGCTTCTGCTTCAAAATACTTTATAAATTCTTCTAATATTTCTATATCATTCATATACTTCACTCCTTTACTAATAATTTTTATTATAATATCCTTCTAGCTTAAATTTATCATTTAATACTTTCCCAGCATATAATCCTGTACCGTTATATGCAATTAGTTTTAAATCATCTATATATAAATGATATGTTAATCCATATTCATAATGCAATTTTAAATCTTTTTTAATTTTACCTTTTGCAATTTCATTAATTATCTCAATTAATGTTTTTTCTTCTCCTATTTTCATTTCTCTTTCCTTTCTGGTATTCCATAACCTTTTATTTGTGAAAATTTTACTAATCCTGTGCATTCTTTACACAAAAATTGCTTAGCACATTGTTTACATTTATAATAATTATTTAATCCTTCTAAAATCATTTTATTATTCCCTTTCATAATCTTCTTTTTTTCCTATATAATCTCTTGTTAGTTTTATATCATCTGCTTTTTTCTTAGCTCTGTTATATTTAGGCTGTAATATTATTTCATTAGGTATTACTGAATATTTTGCTTTAAAATCTCTATATACTACTTTTAGTTCTTTACTCATTTATTTATCCTTTCTAACTCCAAGTTCTATGTTCTTCTGCTATCCATTCATTGCCATCATATTCTTCAATAGTCCATTTGACATCATCTGGAATATCAACTATTTTTAATGTTGAAACTTTTGTATTTGCTTTTTCTCCCAATTCTTCAATAACTTTTATTAAATCTTTATCAATTCTTTTTATATCTTTTGAATTAAAACTGTATTTTTTATAATCTTCCTCGCTAATATCATTGATTTTTATTTCTGGTCCAAAATCTTTTGTAAAAGTCATGAAGAATATATCACTATTTGTATCTTTTAACGATTTTTTATAATAAACTTCTTTTCCTCTGGAACTAATATCATAAAAATAAGCTTGTTCTCCTTTTAGTTTTAAGTATTCCTCTATTGCTATTTTTGACAAATTAAATCCTCCATATTGGCTATTAATTACTACTTTCATTTTTTCCCCTTTCTAGCAAATCAATCTGTTCTTTTAAATCTTCTATCTCAACTCTTTGTTGCCATATTTCAACATCTTTTTCATTTATTTTATTTACTTGGAATATGCACATAAGTGTTATTCCTATCCATGTTCCTATAAATAATCCTAATAAAAATTTTAACATTTCTTCAACTCCTTTATTAAATCCCAACTAGGAAATTCATTATTTTTTATACTCTTTTTGTTTTGTTTTAAATAATTTATTACTACATCTACATCAATCATTCTGACATCTTCATTTTCAAAACATACAAGAAAGTAAGCATTACATCCTGCATTTTTGCATTTTTTTAATTCGTTTACCTGTCTTATATCTTTTTTTACTATATGCCAAGTGTCTGTTTTACATTGTTTTGCATCAAAACAATCATGTCTATTAGGTAAAAATATTTCATAATCAAAACATTCTCCTTCTAAATACAATCCTTCTGCTGTTCTTTTTGCATAATTTTTATGTCCATGAAATCCCAGTTTTTCTATATATTCAATAACTTTTTCTATTTGTTTTTCAAAACTTCTTCCTTTTTGCATTCCTAAGCTCCTTTGTAAAATAATCTATTAAGAATCTGACTTGCTTGACTTTTTGTTAGTTCGCTTACATCTAGATCCTTGCATATTCTTTTTATTATTGTTTTTTGCTTTTCGCTTGCTTCAGATCTTCCCCATCTTTTTATTTGTTTTACATCCCATATATATTTTTGTTCTTCAAAATTTTCACATAAATATTTGTAAGCTAAATCAAAAGCTTCTTGCATCTTAATTTTCTTGCCATATAATACTGTTTCTCCTAGCTCATCTTGTGCTGGTATTATTAATTTAAAATTTTTTAATGTACATACAAAATCACCATTTGGCATTTTAAACCAGTTAACATTATGGGTATCATAACTTTGTTCTCTTGCCCATAAATTTACATACTCAATATTTCTTATCCAACTTTCTGGGGTATCTGATAACTCTTGAATCAAATCAGGTAAATCAAATAAATCTCCTTGTATTTCGTCTCTTTTTGATTTTGGAACATTCTCCATATCAATTCCTAGTAAAGTTGGTGCTGTACATAAATTTGCTTTACCTGTAGTTCCAACCAAATCTATTAACGTTAATTTTTCTTTTCCTGGATAAAGTCTTAATCCTCTGCCCACCATTTGAGTGTAAAGTGAACTATTTGTTGTAGGTCTTGCAATCATTACTGTCTCAACTAATGGCATGTCCGTCCCTTCTGTAAATATCATGCAATTTACTAAACAAGGTATTTCTCTATTTGTGAATTTTCTTATTAATTCCGCTCTGTTTTTTGTTTCAGCTGTTACTGCTACTGCATTTGGTATAAGTTTTGCAATATTTTGAGCATGTTCTACAGATGTTGCAAATATTAATGTTTGCCCTTTTGCATATTTTTGATATGCTTCTTTTATAGCACCGTTTAATATATCTGTATTCATTGTTTTATCTAATTCTCCAATTGCAAAATCTCCCATTCTTCTTGCTACTTTTGAAATATCATATCCAATATTTACTCTTAAGCAATCAATATCTGTTAAATACTTATTTTGTATAGCCCATTTTAAATCTTTTTGAAATATTATTTTTTCAAACACATCATCTAGTCTTACATTATCTCCACGATTTACAGTAGCTGTTACCCCAATGGTTAATCTATTATCAAAATATTCTAATATCTTTTTATAAGTCGGAGCTGCTGCGTGGTGTCCGTTCATCAATAATTATCATATCGAAATAATTTTTAGGAAATTTATTTAATCTTCTAACTAAAGATTGAACACTTGCAATAACAACATCTTCTCCATTACTTTCATATTTTGCCATTTCTAATCCAACTAAACAATCATATTTACTTTTTGCTTGATGTGCTAATTCTTCTCTATGTACTAAAACTAATACTTTCCCTTTTCTCTTAAAAGAACTAAAAATAACAGTTTTTCCTAACCCCGTTGCTAAATTTAAAAGATACGAACCTCTTTCTAAATTATCAACTATATCTACTGCTTCTTGTTGATATGGTCTAAGCTGATATTTCATATACCAACACCTCAATTTTTTTTAAGCATTTATTTATATCTTGATTTATTTCATTATTCCAAAATCTAATTACTTTCCATCCTTTATTTTTTAATAATTTAGTTTTTTTCATATCTTCTATTTGTCTTTTAATTGCTCTATGACTATTTCCATCTACTTCTATTGCAATCTTATATTCAGGTAATGCAATATCAATCTTATAATTATTAGGATAATTTCCTACATATCCTTTAGTTGACACAGCATATTCAGGTATAGCTTTATATTTCAACAATAAATCCAATAATTTTTCCTGTGGTTTTGTTAATCCTCTTCCATTACCATAGATAACACTTGGCTTATGTCCTTTTAATTTTTCTGATACTTTTTTTCTTATCTCTTCTTTTTTCATAGGATTATTTTCTTTCATTCTTTTTGAAGCATATTTTTTATTTGTTTTACTCATTGTCTCTGAAGCTATTTTTCTAGAATATTCTTTTCCACATTCTTTTGAACAATATGCTCTACCTCTCCTTCTATAAGTATCTTTTTGATTTTTAGTTGGATTACTTATTTCTTTTCCACAATAATTACACTTTAAATCCATTAAGTATCTCCTCCTCTGTTGCAGGTACTTTTTCAAGTATTTTATTTAGAGTATTCAATAAACTTAATACTGATTTTTCGTATTTATCCCATTCGTTTGGATTCTCCATAAGATAATTACATCCGTTATAATATCTTTGTAATGTTTTGTTGTATATTTCTTTTAATTTATGCATTTGTACCTCCTTTACCATATACCAATTATTGAAAATGCTTTACTTTTTTCTGAAATATTAAAATTCCAACTTTTTTTCATTGTATTTCCAGCTTTAAAGCCACATAACAACATTGCTTTTTTAAATTGTTCATTCGTTGTATATATTCCTTTATCATGTTGAATTAAGTGTTTTAATCCATAAGAATTATAATTATAATTAATTGTCTTTCTTGATATAAAATTTTGTTTTATCCAATGTATTATTTTTTCTTGCTCATCTTTACAAAGCTGTTCAAAAGTATCTTCTCCTTTTTGTATGTAATAATTTTTCATTTATTTTTCCTCCCTCTTATGTTTATGAAGTTTATGAATTTTTTCAGAAATACATATAATATAAAAAATAATATATTTTATATTATATAAATTTATATATATACCTTTTTAATAAAAAGTTCATAAACTTCATGTTTCTAATTAAATCTTAGTTAAATAAGTAATTAAAATTCATGAAGTTCTTATGAGTTTTATGAATTATTCTTCTAACAAGTAATGCTTTCTATCGAAAGTATAGGTTGTCCATCTATTATATTTTCCTTTAGTTATGTATTTACTTTGTTCAATTTCTTCGTAAAATTTATTTCGTCCTATAACTATATCTCCATTTTCCTTACAATATTGCTTATAATATTCAAAAACTTCAATTGCTTTTTTAGTTGCAACATTTGCATTAATAAATGTTCTAATATAATCAATATCTTCTAAAAAAGCTAATACATTATTATTAACACTTTTGTATTTATCAACTTCAAGCTGACTTTCTTTATAATTTGAAAAAGTTTTGCCTATATTTAAATATGCTTCTAAGGAAATTTTAGCTAAATACTCTAAAGCTTCTTTACTTATTAATTCTTCAAAATTAAATTTTTGAGCATCTTCATCTGTGAACGATGTTTCAAGTGGTATTAATTGCAATCTTCTATAAAAGCCATCTGTTTTATCTGCTACTTTAGGCAACTTGTTTGCATTAAAAATAAATTTTGCATACGGTCTTATAGTTTGTCTGGGTTTGAATTTTTGTTCAACTTCTAAGTCATCTCCTGTTATCCATTCTTTAAATTTACTAACATCTTCTATATATTTATCTGTCATTTCAGCACCAATATTTAATATTTTTCCTTTTACACCAATACCTGCAAATTGTTTAGTATTTAAATCTTCAAATGAAACTTCCCCTATGTTTTCTTTTCCTATTAATTCTCTAATTATATTAATTAATGTAGATTTACCATTTCTCGCTGTACTTCCATATAAAATAAATGCCTTTTGTAATTTAACACTTGTAGTCATTGAATATCCTATCATCTCCAAAATTGTTTGTTTTCTCTTTTCAATTCCACTGCTTAATTTATCTAACACATCATCTATAGCTTGTACTTTTGGTGCATCAAAATTTAAATTAGTGTTAACTTGGTTTATCGAAAAGAACTTTGGATTATGTTTATATATTTTTCTTTCTTTTATAGAAAATAAACCGTTTTTAAAATTAATAATTCCACTTTCTCTCTCTACTTGCTTTTCTTCTGCTTTTAATAATAAATATTGGTAGACTTCATTTCTAAAATGTATTGTTGAATCTGGTACCAATTCAATTATTTTTCTTGATATATCTTTTTCATTCTTTTTATATACACCATTTTCATAAATACAAATATCATTTTCAAACACATACATATTGTTATTTCGCAATAATGTATCTCCAATTTCGTTATGCAATTGTTTTGTTAATAAATTTTGCTGATTATCTTTTTGGTATTTCTTTTCATACAACTTTAAAATTCTTTTAAAGTTTGACAAAATTTTTAGTTCTTCCGCTTTTTCTTCAAGCTCAACTATAATTTGTTCTCTATCTGCTGGTTCATCAATAGTAAAAATATATTCAAATATTTTTTTATCTAAAATTGTTTTTTTATTTAATTCTTCTAGTTTATATGGTGCATTTTCTTGAAGTATTCTTTGTTCTAATTCTTCGTTCAATTTCTTTGCACCACCCTTCTTCTGTTTTTTTAAACCATAACCAATCTTCTTCTGTTCCAAAAATTAATAAATCTATATAATATTCAACTATATTATCTTCTTGTAATCTTTTTACGCCTTCTAAACTATGTAAATAGTCACATAGTAATTGTAATGTTTCGTTATGCCATATTTTAAATCTTTCTTTTGCTTCTTGTATTTGTCTATATTTGTTTAATTCATAATTTGATGTTCGTTTGCCAAAGTCTATTCCTAATCCTAATATTGAATTTATTTGTTTTGCACTCTCATAAGCATTTATGTTTAAGATTTTAGATACTAGTGATATACAATCTCCACCTTCTCCACAACCAAAGCATTTAAATATTTGCTTTGATTGTGAAATAGAGAAAGATGGTGTTTTCTCTTTATGAAAAGGGCAACATTGTTTCTTTTTTATTTCAAAATATTCTGCAACTCTTATGATGTCTGCCCTTTGTTTTACCTCTTGTATTTTGTTCATAGCTTTACCTCCTAGAAAGGTAATTCTTCATCAGATGTTACTGAATTTACAAAATCTTCAAAAGCTTCTCCTTTTTGTGGTAGTTTTTTGATTTCTGGTATTTTAAAATTTCCTTCTTCAATTGATTTTACAGTTCTTATAAATTTAACTTTTGTTGATGTTCCAACACTTCCATCTAATTTTTCATATTCTTCTTCTCCAAAAATTGCACCACATTTTAGGTTTGCTAATTTCTTTTCATCCCAATCCCATTTAAATCCTTCATTACTAGCTTCTATAGATGTAATTAATCCTTTTAAAAATCCTGCTGCTTTTTCTCCTTCTAACATTTGTCTGTAAATTGCACCTGCAGGCCATTTTTTCTCTGCCCTCGTATCTTCATCAAACCTCTTTTTAAAGAAGTCCTTCTTATCTCCTTCTAAAATATCTAATGCTATTACTAGCATTCTTTTTCCTGTTTTAGATTTTTCTTCTTTTGCACTTTTAATTTTGCAAATGTATCCTCCTGCATTTAATTTTTCGTATTCTCCTGTTATTGCTTGTGCTTCATCATATCCTTTTAATTTTTCCATAATTATTTTTCCTCCTTATTTAATTCATAATATTCTCTTATAGTGTTATCCACTATTTTTAAATCGTTATTTATTTTTAATTCAAACATATCTTCTGGGCTTTTTACTGTGCTATTACCATTATTTTGTGTTAAAAAATAATGATGTTCATTTTCTATTTGTGTAAGCAATACAATATCAAAACACCCTTCTACTGTTAGCTTTTCATCTAGCATTTTGCCAATAGTTTTTGCTTTTAATTTTCCATTTGTATCATCTACCTCTGTATGATGTAAAAAATATACTATTACATCATCTGCTAAATTTTTATTTATGTAATGTATTAAATTTCTAAAGTTAAGTGCTATGTCTGTAAATTTGTTGTATCCTACTTCTTTTGCTCTATCAAACATTTCATTAACTAATAAATACTGACTATCATCTATTACATATTTTTTTAATGTTGGATTAGATAGAGCTTTCATTATTGTAGAATATGTGGCATTTTTTACTACTTTGAAATCTTTTTTAAATGGCAATCGTGTTTTTTCTACAAGAAAAATTCCAACTTCATCTTTATCAAAATTTTTTATTGAATAGGTTTTTCCTGATCCACTTTCACCGTAAAATCAATACTGGTATTCCCATCTTAATTACCTCCATAATAATTATTTTTGTTATCTTTTAGATCTAAATAATCCATTACTTATTCTCCAATCTTCTTTTAAATTCATTATTAAGTTCTTTGTCTTTGATATATATATTTGCTTTTTCTTTATCTACAATAGCTCTTTCATATACTAATTGTTCAAATGTCAAGGATTTTATAATTTCTGAGTATTTATTCTCTTCCATTTTCTTCCCTCCATATATCATCGTAATAACATTCTTCATTTATTAGTTCGAAGATGTTGCCCTCATTATCATTTTCAATAAATAATTCTTCTTCTAA